ACCAGATAGCACAACAGTCTTTAGCTTCCCTGTCAAAGCTCCAAAGGGTGCTGTTACTCGTAACGATATGACAGCTATCGAACAGCTTGAATTGTGGAAGACATATGCACTACATTGGTGTGAACACAAACCATCTGTTACTATTACTGTGCGTGAAGAAGAGTGGATGAAAGTAGGCGCATGGGTATATGATAACTTTGACATCTGTTCTGGTGTTTCATTCCTACCACACACAGACCATACATATGCACAAGCACCTTACCAAGAATGTGATAAGGATACATATTTTGAAGCGTTAGCAGCTATGCCAAAGAGTATTGATTGGTCTAAGCTATCTGAATATGAACAAGAGGACAACACATCAGGGTCACAGACATTAGCATGTTCTGGCGATTCTTGCGAGGTTGTAGACATCAATGGTTAATAAGGTTACACCTACGCATACTATTGATTGGTATATCAAATGGATTGCAAGTGGTTTTGTGCTGCTTGCAGTCGTCTGCCGTAGTGTGGAAGAAATACCTAATTACTTTGATTTGTATTTTAGTTTTATCGGTACACTAGGCTGGGCATATGTAGGGTTCTTGTGGCATGATAGGGCGATTATGATTTTAAATGGTATCCTGTTATTCTTTTTAACGACAGGAATATTAAGAATGTGGTTATAAAGGAGATTACATGTTACTAGAAGCACTTACAAAAAAACTAGAAGGCGACATTGCTGTTGCCAAAGCAAACATAAATGTATACCTAGACCAATCTGTTGGCATCGGAGAACATCCTGATATTATCGGGGCTATCGAAGGAGAGATTGAAAAGATTGCGTCTGCAGATGAAAAAATAAAAACTATAGAAAATTATTTTGGTTGACATAATAGTTTTAATTTAGTATAATTATTGTGGTAGCTGGCTGTGCCTCCTTTCCTCTCTCTCTAGGTCAGCTACCGCTTTATTTTTTTAAGGAGAAAGAAATGCAAAGTTGGACGTTAACATTTACAACTGAAGAACTTAACATTATTATGGCAGGTCTGGGAGAACTACCAGCTAAGACTTCAATAAATGTAATACAAAAGATTCATGGCGTTGTGCAAACAACAACACCAAAAGATTTAGACCAAATGGAGATACCCCTTGGCAACACTGATAACGAACCTTCCGAATCATAAGGTATATGTAAGAAAAGAATACCTTTATGATTTAGAAAAAGGATATGGAGAATTTGTAGAAGGACATTGGATTACAGCTAAGTCACTTCCAGGTCGTGCGTTTTATTTTGAAACATACCTGCCTGAGTATGGTGCGATGTTTGACAAGCTTCCTATCAGTGCGTTTGTATCAGAGCCTAAGACACCTACACCTGATTTACCATTAAATGATTTACAGTTCTGGAACTGTATGGACTATGGTGTAACAACTATCTATAAGCAGTTTATTGGTAGCATGGATTTTGAAATATTTACAAGAAGTCACCAAACAATAGGTGGTAGTTATGTGTGTACACTTGATAACTATCACGAGTCTGCTGATGAAGTTGACTATAGTACGTCAGAAGTTCCAGAAGAGCATAAGTCATTTAATCTTTTAGAATTAAATAATGGACAATTCTGTTTGTATCCTAACAATCGTATGCGTGTGTATGACAATTCTCTTACACCTAAAGTTCCAAAGCAACCTGACTTCAAAGTATCAACCGAATACTATCAAGTAGAAAATGGATATGAGTACAGGCTTGGAGACACAGAAGAATACTACTGGAAGACAAAAGAAGATGATTAATAAAAAGAAACCTACAATCTACATAGGCTATGACCCTCGTGACCATCAGGCTTATGAGGTTCTTGTTCATTCCATTCAAAAGTATTGTGACAAGTTTCCGATTGTACCTTTAATTGAACCTGCCTTACGTCGTGCTGGTTTGTACCGTCGTACCATTAGGGTAGATGAAAAGAACCCCCGACAGAAAATAGATTTCTTTGACAACAAACCATTTAGTACCGACTTTACTTTTACACGTTTCCTTGTGCCAGCTTTAAATCAGTATAGTGGTCTAGCATTATTTATGGACTCTGATATGTTTGTACGTGCAGACATTGAACAAATCTTTGACCAATATGGTAATAGAAAAGAGTATGCCGTGTCTTGTGTTAAACACAACTACACACCACCAGTAGGTAAGAAAATGGATGGAGTTGTTCAGACCCAGTACCTTAGAAAGAACTGGTCTAGCTTCATGTTGTTTAACTGTGACCACGAAAAAACAAAAGAGCTTACTGTCGATGATGTTAATCTAAAGTCTGGTGGATGGCTACATAGATTGTCTTGGTTACAAGACGATGAGATAGGTTCTATCCATGAAGAATGGAACTGGCTGGATGGACATAGCCCTAAAAACATAGAAGCAAAGAATATACATTTTACAACAGGCGGTCCTTGGTTTGATAATTGGACACCTAAAAGAAAGATAGACGAAGAGTATACGCATGAGTGGAAACTTTTCCAAGATAAAATATATACAGAAAAATTAATGGAGACACTTGCATGAAACACACCTTTGTAACAAGCTTTAATAAAAAACACTACGATGTGTATGCAAAGAAAATGCTGCAATCAGTTGTGGATAACTGGGATAAAGACGATTTTAGATTAGTTGTTTACTACGATGGGTATGGCTGTCAACCATATGATAAACCAGACGACGCACCACAAGCTGACTTCATTGAGTATAGAAACCTAGACTTAATGAAAGCACATAATGATTTCGTACAAAGAAACAAAGATAAGAATGGAAGGTTTGCCGAAGCACCGTACAACTATCGAATGGATGCTACTCGTTTCTGTCATAAAGTGTACGCATATACAGACCTAGCTTATGAACTGATTGACCAAGAATATAATGGATGGCTTGTGTGGTTAGATGCTGACACACTGACAACTAAAAAGTTCACTGCGCAAGATGCAGAAAAGATACTGCCTGATGATAGTGATGTAGTACATCTTGGACGTATTGATATTGACTACAGTGAAACAGGTTTTGTTGGCTGGAATATGGGTATGCACAATGCTGTATCTATGCTTGTTGATATTAGAGGGGCTTATGATACAGATGAAGTCTTTGCTTATCGTGAATGGACAGACTCTTTTGTATTTGAACGTTTATTAAATATCTACAAAGCACATGGTACAAAAACACACAATCTTTCAAAAGATGTACGTGGTCTTGCTGTGTTTGAAAACTCTATCCTAAAAGATTATTTTATACACAACAAAGGAAACTTAAAGTTTGATACAGATAAAGTATCTAAAGATGTTGTTTTTCCATCACGCTACAAACAGCTGGCTACTCTTATTCGTCACTACTCAAAAAACCTTGAGACATTTACAATACTAGAAACAGGTACATGGAATGGTGGTCGTGCAATTGAAATGGCATTAGCTGCTTTTGAAAATGTAGATGCAGTACACTATAGAGGCTTCGATTTATTTGAGACAGCAACAGAGGACACAGATAAAGAAGAACTTAATGTAAAACAACACAACACATTTGAAGCTGTGTCTAAAAGACTAGATGACTTTGCCAAGAAGATGAAGGAGAATGGCAAACTATTTACACACAAACTAATTAAAGGTAACACAAGAAAGACAATGATTAATAGACGCTACGATGATATTGACTTTGCGTTTATTGATGGTGGTCATTCTTACGAAACTGTAAGTAATGACTATAGTTATCTTAAAGATGTGCCTGTCGTTGTATTTGATGATTTCTATGGCTCAACTAATGACGAAGAGATACCAGAAGAATTTAAGGGTATTATTAATGTTGTTAAGGAAGATGTTAAAGATAGAAACAAAACTGTGCTACCATCCCAAGACCCTACAGCACATGGCTTTACTGTACACCTTGCTGTAACGTGGAGTAAAGATGTACCCAGTCCCCCAGAAGATTTAACACGTACTCCTATTATAGTTAAACCTAAAGATTGTATGCCTAGTGACCACATTCTTGATAACATTAAAGAGAATGTAAAACTAATTAAGGACTTTGATTGGGTAGAAAAATACAAGCCGACCGATGACCATGTATGTATTGTATCAGGAGGTGTGATTGATTTTAAACGTCTGCGTAAAGTAGCCAAAGGTAATAAGGCAGACATCTGGTGTGTTAAACATGCGTATCCACGGCTACTGAAACAAGACATTATTCCTGATGCTTGTCTTGTTCTTGACCCACGTTCTATTGAAGGTGAGTCTACTCATGGTGTTGTTCGTAAAACTTTGTTTGAAAACATTAACCCAAAAACCACATTCTATATTGCATCTATGACAGACACATCTGTTGTTAGACACATAATGAGTAAGACAGATAATATAAAAGGCTTCCATGCTTTTACTGATGGTATTCGTGACCAAGAAAGAACTGACAAAGTTGTCATCAAAGAAGGTATCGGTATCCCAAAAGGTGCTGTATTAATCTCAGGCGGCACTGCTGCAGCTACCCGAACTATTGGACTACTTGAAACTCTTGGTTATAGAAACATGCACCTTTTTGGTTTTGATTGTTCTGTCCCTGAACCAAAAGATAAAAATCAAAAAGATGAAACAGAACAAAACAAATACATTCATGTAGAAACAGGTGGCTCAAAGTTCTGGACTACAGGAGAACTTCTAGCACTTGCACAAGACCTAGAGAAGATTTGGGAACAAAAAGATTTACAACTAAATTTAAATTACTATGGTAAAGACTCTCTTGTTGCACAGCTATGGGAACAATCTCATTATAAAAATGAATACAAAACATTTAAGGAGGCTATGGATTGCCAGAGTTAAAAGAGAAACAAGAAAAGTTTTGTCAGCATTATGTTGTTAGTCGTAATGCTACTAAGTCAGCAGAAGCAGCAGGATATAGTGAACGCTCTGCTTACAATCAAGGATACAACTTACTACAACGTGAGGATGTCAAGGAAAGAATTAAGGAGTTAGAAGGTGAATTTACTACGGACGTTGATGTCATTGAGGAACTGGAAAAACAATATGAGGCAGCCAAGTCTCAAGGACACGGGCAAACTGCGCTTAAAGCACTTGAACTATTATCACGAGTTAGGGGTAATAACGCAGAAGACGAAGGACCAGATGACATTGATTCTCTTGAAGGAGAAATAAAAAAATCAATGCACATTATTGGCAAAGAAAAGATTTATGAATTACTAATGGAAACATTTCCAGAAGACTTTATAGATGAAGAAGAGTATGACAATGAAACTGAAGACGCATAAGACTGCATTTATAACAGGCATCACAGGACAGGATGGAGGCTACCTAGCAGAGCTTTTGCTTGATATGGGATATGATGTACACGCATTGCGAAGACGCTCTGCTGGGGCAAATATGAGCCGTATAGAGCATATTCTAAATCATCCTAACCTTTACCTACATTATGGTGACTTGACGGACACAGGATGTCTAATGAAACTGTTCTCAACCTATCAGTTTGATGAGGTTTACAACCTTGGCGCACAGTCACATGTCCGTGTATCCTTTGATATACCAGAATATACAGCCGATGTTGATGGTCTGGGTACTCTTAGGCTGTTAGAATGTATGCGTACACTAGATATGCTAGAGACAACACGCTTCTATCAGGCATCTACTTCTGAACTGTATGGTAAAGTACAAGAAGTACCACAGACAGAGACAACACCGTTCTATCCTCGTTCACCTTATGGTGTTGCTAAGTTGTTCTCTTACTGGACAGTTAAGAATTATCGTGAAGCCTATGGTCTACACGGTTCTAATGGTATACTATTTAACCACGAATCACCTTGGCGTGGTGATGAGTTTGTTACACAAAAGATTGTTAAAGGTGTTGCTAATATTATTAAAGGTAAACAAAATAAAATTAGTCTTGGAAACCTAGAGGCTAAAAGAGATTGGGGACATGCAAAGGACTATGTAGAAGGTATGTACCTAATGACACAACACGAACACGGAGATGACTATGTGTTAGCTACTGGTGAAATGTATTCTGTAAGAGAGTTAGTGGAGAAATGTTTTTCTTATGCTGATATAGATATACAGTGGGTAGGAAAAGATATATACACAAAAGGATTTAATAATAATGGGCAGGTTGTTGTTGATGTAAATGAAGAGTTTTACAGACCAGCAGAAGTAGACCTTTTAGTAGGCGACCCAAGTAAAGCTAAAGAAGTATTAGGATGGAAACCTAAATATACATTCGATAGTTTAATTAATGAGATGATGTCTTCAGCTTTTAAAAATAACCAAAGCCACCATACGGCATAAAGCTACTATAACCAGTAGGTGCTGTAGGAGTAGGAGGAGGAGCAAAGAAATCAGAAGGCACACCTCTAAAACTTTGCCCCTGACTAAATAATGGAAGACCTCCTGTAGCATAAAACGGAAGTCTAGGCATTCCAGGATTTTGGAAACTATAAGATATACCCCCTAGACCACCATACGGATTAAACATATTAGCAGGACCATATCCCATAGGATTAAAAGGTTGCGCCATCATACCCATAGGTTGTTGATAGAAGCTAGGCATCTGTTGTCTAGGAGAAAACTCACCCTTACCTCGTGCAGGAAGAAATTCTACTGTTGGTCCTCCTGTCTCATATCCTTTTGGTTGTACTACCGTAGGAACAGCCTCTGTAAAATTTACTGGTTCCATAGGAGCAGGTTGAGCAACACTAGCCAGTCCACCACTACTAGGAGATTTAAATTGATTTCTGTATGCAACAGGGTCAAATGGAGCAGGTGCTGCTTGTTGAAGAGCGTTAATAACTGATGGTGTTAAACCTGCTTCATATAATACACCTGCTGCTTTAGCAGACTCAGGCACATATGGTTCAGGTGCTTGAAATCCTGCTTGTGCTTGTTGTCCTATCATTCCCATTCCCATTGTACTTACCTCTTAAATGCGCCGATGGATTTAACACCAAAGCTTGCGCCGATTGACACGAGGATTCCCCAGCTTAACCACTCTGGACAATCCTCTCTTAAAAATCTAAAACCTTCTGCAATGTATGGCTGTGCTGGTGGATAGAAACAAGCACATAGCATCCCGACAAAAAAAACCGTCCACAACTCGTCTTTCCACGAGTCTGCTGAAGCTGTCATAGCTTTCTCTTCCCAAGCTGCTTCACTGGCTGCATGTTTAGCTGCACCCTCTAGCTTTGCAAGCTCTAGCTTTTGTTTTGCTTCTGCTTTCTTTTGTCTACCTTCTAACCACGTACTAGCTAGTCCTGCGATTGGTCCAAGTAATCCTTGTAACATTATTCGTCTTCTCCTGTCTCCATCATTTGTGCAAGCTTGTAGGCTCTTCGTTTGACTTGTTTAGCCCATCTTGAGTCGAGCATTTCCATCGCTGCTTGTTTGTAGTCTCCTTCTTCCAAAGCTGCCCACATGTTTGAAAAGGCAGATAGACGAGGTATCCCAAGATTAAAAGCCATATCAAGAAGAACCCTAATGCGTACCTCACTAAGCCCCACAACAAAAGGAAACTTTCTAACAAGCTCTCGCTCAACAATCTCAATATCGTTCTCACATAGAAAACGGGCTTCGTCTTCAGTAATACCACGGTCATCAAGATTACGCCCAATTCCAATCGTGAGATGCCCAGCCGTACATCTGTAAGGTTTAAGTTCCAACCCTTCGTGATAGATGATAAGGTCAATTAGTTTCTCCTTGTTATACTCCAT